CAGGCTCAAATGAACGGATGTAATCAGCAAACTCGGTACGCCCCGCCTTCTCTGCGGCGGTCTTGGCTTCCTCGGCCTGACGACTTGCACGGGCGGTCATAAAGCTCTGCAACGCTTTTACAAGCGGTGCGGCTTTCGGGATCGGCGCTGCGGCGCCTTCCATCGGCTGATATTCTTGTTGGGCGAGTGCTTCGGCCAACATTGCACGACGACGAGCTTCCTCTAACTGACGCTCGTATTCGCTTGGTGCGCGGAAAGTGCTGACATATTTAGGAGGCATTTTCAAAATCCCCTCTGTAAGAACCTCCCTGCGGCGTCGTCATGCCTGCGGGAGAGGGCATCCGTGGACGCATCGGGCGATTGCCGATCTGCGGTGCCGTGTTTGCCATTTGTTGCGGCGGCATACGGGTCTGACCCATTTGCGGGCGACCCATCCCCTGCATCATGCCGCCCATACCGGGCTGCGGCGTCATCTGCGGGCCGTTAAAGTTCATGGCTTGCGGAGGTACGCCAGAGGCGGTATTCGGCGTAGCGCCGCTATAGGCAAGGCTAGGACGCATTGCGGGCATCCCGTCGCGTTGGCCTGCGGGCGCACCGATGGAACGGTTGCGCTCCTGCATTGCTAGCATTTGCGCCATGCGCTGCGGTCGGTCAGGTCTAAATCCGTTCATCGTTTATCTCCCGAATAATCCGCCCATTAAGCCCAACGGGCCGCCTGCGGCTGCTCCAGCGATACCTGCAATGCTGCCGAGTAGGCCCATCTGCGAGTTGTATGCGCCGACTTGGTTTTGATAGTTACGTTGCGCGAAGTCGCCTTGCGCCTGACCCGCTTGGAATATCGGAGCGGGGGCGACCGTGACGCCGCTATAGCCTTGGAATTGCGGCACCGTAACCTGCCCGCCCGAAAGCAACGCACTAATCTCGTTGATCGGGAGCGAGCGGATCGCTGCTTGTTGCGCGAGAGCCTGTTGCACAGCCGTGTTGTAGAACTGGCTCTGCCCCATCTCTTGGTTGTACATCTGTTGCAACGCTTGGTTGTAGAAGGTGTTTTGGTCAATCGCGGCCTGACGCTGTTGTGCGAGGGCAGCGTTTGCCAATTCAGCTTGCGACATCTGCTGACCAAAGTTTTGCTGCTGACGACCAAGGTTGGCTTGTTGCACAGCAATCTGTGCCGCTTGGTTCTGCGCGATGGCTTGGTTACGCAACTGCTCGGCAGCCATCTGCTGGTCAATGTACTGTTGCTGACCGCCCAGCACGTTCTGGTACTGCTGCGTGAGTGCGCCTTGGTTCTGGGCAATCGCTCGGTTCGCCATCTCTTGCGCCGAGGATGCCATGCCAAACTGTTCCATCAGCCGTGCGCGGTCAAACTCACCTGCACCGACCGCCTGACCAAACTGCTGCGCTTGTGCGGCGTTAGCAGCCTGTTGCGATTGCAACGCTTGTTGGTAGTTCTGCGCGATGGCGCGGTTGTACGCTTCTGCCGCCTGCTGTTGGGTGCCAAAGGACGCCAATTGCGCCTCTTGCCCAAACTCACCGGCTTGCAGACGCTGCTGGAAGGCTTGCTGTTGGGCTTGGTTCTGCGCGGCTTGCGTTGCCAATGCGGATTGCAAGTCCTGCTGCATACCCGTGTTATACAGCCCTGCTTGCTCCATGCCCGCACCAAAGCCTTGCAGAGCGGCTTGATTGGCGAACATAGCGCGAGATTGCTGTTCGGCAAACGCTTGCTGACGGGCCGCTTGGTCAAGGCTGATGCCCTGTGCGGCGGCTTGCAGCAATAGGTCGTTTTCCTTCTGCATCTGCGCTTGCATTGCAGAGTTGTACGCCTCACCGCCCGGTCGCAAACCTTGGTTGATCAGTTGCGTTTGCAGCTGCTGACGCTCGCCCTGCAACTGCGGTGACAAACGCGACAACAACGCCGTTTGCGCCGTCATGCCTGCGTTAACCGGGCCTTGCGGCAAGTTGCCGATGTCAATTTGACGCTGCAACTCTGGCCCTTGAACGCTGCGCTGCGCCTGACCAAACTGGCCTTGCTGCGGGCCTTGTGCCACGCCACCGACGCCGCTGGTGTCTAGCCCTTGCAGGTTCAGCCCGCCGGGGCCGCCTGACGCCATGCCGAACAAGCCGCCTGCGGGCGCGCCTTGCACCTGCGCGACATTGGAGAGATTTAACCCTTGCAGGTTGTACGGCTGCGGGCCGCCGCCTGCGTAACCCATGCCCATCAGGTCAGGGGCAAACGGAATTTGACCGACGCCTTCAATGTTGGCACCGGCTTGCCCTGCGACACGCACCGGCTCGGGGGTGGCGAGCGGGGAGACTTGCGACACCGGAGTGCCGTAGCCCATCAGGTTAAGGTGCGCCTCAATCGGGCGAACGCCAGCGCCAGAGTAATCAATGCCGGGGATACCTGCGCCCGTAAACTCTTGCGCGATGGGAAGATTGCCGAGTCGTGCTGACGCTTCGTTAGCCGCCATCGCAAGACGAGCCTGCGCTTGCTGTTCGTTGTTGACGGCGGTCTGCGCCCAATACGGCAACTCTTGGCGTACCGTCGGCTGCTCAATGTACGTTGTGAATTGCTCGCGGGTCGGCATCTGCCCGCGTTGACCATCGTTATCTAAAATGCCGCCCGATTGGTACGCCTCTAACGCCTTTTGATACGCCGCTTCGTCAAAGTTCGGGGTGCGCGACCAAGTGACGGTCTGCGTCCCATACGGCGTATAGACGTTGGGATTGCTCATGTAAGCCGACGTTCTGGCGGCTTCCACGTTGGCTGCGCCCTGTTGTCGCGCTAATGCGGCGTAATCAGGCGCTGGCGGCGGTGCTGGTGATCTTTTGCCCATACCTCGGCTCCAAAAAACGACACTTGTCAGGTGTCTGCGTCATAAAAACAATGTCTCCGTCGGGTGCGCCGTCCTTGATACGCGCTTCCTCGGAAAACCCCATTTTCGTGACCAGTTTCAGCGCCCGGGTATGGTTGCTGGAAATCGGCCCTATTATCTTATCAACATTGCAGACGTTATAGGCATAATCGTAAACGGCTGCCATATACGTCGGCGTAACACGCTCCCATGCGATGTGGCAAACGACCGATCTGCCGTTCCACATCTCAAAAACGGTTCCTGCGACCAACTTTCCGTCTTTCTCAAGCCCGATGGCGTTGGATCGTTCGGCGTGATAGCCGCCGTCCGTCTGTGCGGTGACCCAATGCCCCACATGGGGGCCGCTTACGATGCGCCAGCCCATCCGAGTTGATAAACGATGTCAGTTGATGCCCACTCCAGCGTCAGATTCTTGCTGCTGCTGTTGAAATTGACGGCAGCGCAGTATCCGATGCCTTGGAGTCCCACAAAGTTGTTCGTGACGACCGTATCTGACCCCCATAGAGCCGTTCCCCACAGTCCTACATCCCACAAACCATAAGCGGTGGGCGAAAAGGAAAGCGGGCCTACGATGTCGGCGGTCTGAAAGTCCACGTTGACGCCGATGCTGATGGCCGGTTGACCATTGCTGTAGATAGTCGGTCGTCCACGGGTGAAATACTTGATGACGCCGCGCGTCTCAAAGTAGTTAAACGCTTGCAGGGCGCGTGATGCAATCGCAGCGCCGTTGTCGGCATAGCTCTCTGACCCCGTCCCCGTCGTCCATGCCTTTGCCACAACGCCGTCACCACCAAAATAGGGCGTGTCGGCAAGCAACGTCCATGAATTAGCGTACCAACCGGTGAACCGACACCACGCTTTCGTGATGTTGTTCATCACAAACTGTTGTTGCGAGTTTGTGCCTACTGGAATGTTAACAATCAACGCATTGTTAAGCGGGTTGTAAAGTAGCCCCCACCCAAAATTGCTCTTGTATTGGCGCGTAACGGCGGCAAATGCGCCTTGAATTTTGTCCGACAGCGCCACTTGCGGGTCAAGCCGCGACGATTGCAGCGCCGAGGCCATTGGGATCAAGCCATCTAGCGTCAAAATCAGCAAATCACCGCCGTATTTAGTCACGCAACGGCGCGAGATGGGCGAACCGACCTGCCACACGCCGATCAGCGCCCATGTAGAGGCGCTGGAGGGGTCGGTGCCGCGATAAACGATGATTTCGCCTTGATCGGTGACAAACACAAGGTTGTCATCCACGCCGTAGCCTGCGTCAATCGTCCACGTTGCCATTGCAATGAGCTTGCCGCCGTTACGGGCGACCGATGACAAATCAAGGACGTTGGCAGCACCGCCCACCGATGCGGTCGGCAAGTACCACGCCTTGAGCGTATCGGCTTGGATGAACCACATCCGGTTCTTGAACAGAGTCGGGCAATGCAGCGTTGTCGTCGTGACGCCCGTAATGGCAGGCGTAGACGAGCCGTCAATGGCCGTCCAAGTGCTGCCGTCATATAGCAGCGGCTTATCCACGCCGTTTGCGGCATACAGATAACTACCGCCTGCGGTCGTAATGTTGGTGTATTCCCAACGCGAGTTAGTCAGGCTTGATACTGATGCCGCACCCACCGCCCCTGCCGTTGTAACGTCGTACAGCGAACCTTGTGCGATGGCAAACATCTCGTCTGTGTTGCCGCCGTTAAACGTCATCAGCGTTTCTACTTGCCCGCTGATGCCCGTAACGTGCGGAGCCCAACCGCCGCGCAAACTGACGCTAGAGACGCCGGGGAACAGGTTATCCAGCGTCACCGCATCGGTCGGTGCCATGTTGGCTAGCGCATCACGGGCGTTCCAGCCGCCCACGGGGGCGGGCAACGACGCGACGTTGTTGCTAGTGCGCTGGATTAACCGCCTGCGAACGGGAGACGCCATTAGGTGCTACCCGTGCCATAGCCGCTGTCGGGGATGTTGTCGTAGCCGATCAACACCGTACCCGGTCGCGGGGCAAACGAGAGGTTAGCGCCCGCCGTGTCTTGCGCCACCGCTGTCTCAAACTCCATGAGGTAATCGCGGTAAAGGGCGGTCGTGTCAAAGCCCTTGGCCTCAAAGTACTTAAGTTTCGTGCCCAACACCATGAGGCGGTCGGGGTAGATGCAAGTGTCGTTGTCGGCGGTAAAGCTGTTTTTCGGCGTACCGTCTGCGGCTTCTGCCCACGCCGCGCTGCGGTACTCAAAGCCGAGCAACTCGCCGCCGTTCGTGCCCGGCCAAATCTGGAAGTATTTGCCAAGCAAGCGCCAGCGGATACGCGGGCCGGTGCTGATATAGCCCGACAACAACCATTCCCATTGTTGCGCGGATTCGGGGCCAAGCATCTCCCAACGCTTGCTCTTATCCCAATGGGTGCGGTTGACGGTGCTGACGTAATCAGCGGGGAGGTCGTACTTCACCTTTTGGAAAATGACCTGACCGTTTACCACCGTCTCGGTTGGGGCGTAGTTGAGCGTCACGCTCGTCGGGCCAACGCCTGTGATGTAGGTGGCGTTCGGGATACCGACGCCCTGCACCTGATACTGCGTGGACAGCCCCGCCGTAGAGGCAAGCCCCGTGATCACAGCCACGCCGTCCACCCACGACGCCGTTGCCGTAGAGGCTTCGGTGTAAAAAGTGTGCTGGCGGGTCAACTCGCGCCAATCAGCACGACGAAGCAACTCATAACCACAAGCGTTCATCAGGGCGAGTAATTGCACTACGTCCTGACTGTTGTTACCCGCGACCGTGGAGGGGGTCGGGATACCGAGTTCTTGCGTACACTCGGTTATGAGCTGAATCATCGTGCTGCTCATGCTATGCCTCCGTTAGTTCTTTCGGCGGGCGACCACGACGGGGCTTATCCTCCATCAAGGCCGCCATTTGTGCTTGCAGTTCAGCCAACTGCCGCTTGGTATCTTCCAACTCGGCGTTGCTTTCAATCTTGTTCTTACGGTTGAGGTACAGACGCGCTTTCTCGCGAAGTCCGATGCCGCCCATGCCAACGCGCTGCATTTGAGCGTCAGAGGCGAGAGCAAGTTGCTCCACCGTCAAGAACTTCATAATGGACAGTTCGGCGATCTGGTCTTTGTTCACATCATCCGGGCAATCTTTTTGCCATTGCGACAACGGGGTGCCGATCTGCGCCGCAGCGCCCTCGCTCTGCTGCATCTGAAAGTACAGCCATTGGCGAGAAAACCGCGCTTTATGCTCCTCGCGTAAGGGTTGGTCAATCACGTTAGTCTTGTCGCCGGGGGACTGAATACGGCAATAGACGTTGCCCTTGTTGGGGCCGTCCTCACGCTCGTAAAACTCAACGTGCAGTTGGGCGT